ACGAGATAGCGTAGCGTCTCGTGGGCTCGGAGATGTGTATAAGAGACAGAGCACCTACAGGGCGCTCAAGGTCAGCCTCAGGCGCATGTGCAGGCGCAGAGAGAATGTCCTGCTCCGTGAGCACACCCTTGATGATGCGAGAGGAACCTTTGATCGTCTCTACGAAACCTGAGTTAATCGTTACCACATACAAGGTTACAGTGCCACCTAGAGCAAGGTAGGTATTGTCTACCTTTAGGTTAAACTGTAGGGTGAAGTTACCTACGAGTCCTGGTGCCTGACCTGTGGAAAGGGGGAAATCACGACCAGGGCGTAGTACTAGAGGACCACCAACTGTCGGCACAAAACCACCTTGCTGGTTAGCAGTACTCCAACTAGCACCAATATAAGATCCAGGCACAGATGCAGCACCAGTCCACTCAGACCAGTCCATGTCTACACCATTGTCAACAGACATCTTGTATAGCTGATCCTGCGTCATGGAAGACAGTAGACCAGAATAGTTGTCGAAGTTCATTGAGATGTTAGTAATAGGCATAGACCAATCACCTTGCGTGGACGGAACAGTCGTAGGACGAGCATAAATCATTAGTAGGTCAGGAATGTTAGGTAGAGTAATCGTATTGCTCTGTAGAGTTGATGCAGTCGGATCAAGGCCAGTAGTTAGGTAACGAGGGAATTCCATGTAAGGTACAATGCTCTTAGGAGGTAGAGGAACATCCAGAGACGGCGTTAGGAACTGCACACTGAGCTGAGGAATACCATTGAAAGGACCATAAATTCCAGCATTAGGAGTACCCCACGCAGGAACCGTTGCTGCAGATACATGTGCTCTAACAGTTCCACCAGCAGCAAAAGATGTGCTCTGGTTTACACGAATAGAGCGAGAAGGAGTTGACGTAAGATTTAGCTGAACCTGAAAGTTCTGCACACCAAAGAGACCAGTGCTTAGTTCATCCTCAGGAGCAAAGATGAACGGAGGTAGTAGAAGTTTCTCTGCTACACTCCAGCTTAGGTAGAAAGGAAGCACAGCACCACTCACAATTCCAGTTGACACTACAGGCAAACCATTCACAATTGTATAACCACCAGTGCCAGTCGTAGCAGCAATAACAGAACCTACTCCAGTCGTCTGAGGAGCCCAAGTAGCAGAGCAATACTGGAAACCATTGAAGGCAGCATTAGGAACTTCATCAGACTCATAACGACGATCATACTGAGAGAAAATGTCATTGCTTACTACACCAGCATCAGGGTAATAAGCATAACGGTCAAGCATAGTAGGACAAGAACGCTGACGACGAGCAGCAGACATGTCTGCTAGACGAAGTACCTGAGCAAGAACATCCTGCGTGTTAACCGTTACAGTCGCATCGTTAATCGTCGCAGATGCCTGACTTACAGATTGCTGAACAGGGAAGGCACCAAGAGAAAGAAGACCAGCAAGGGAAGTTCCAGCAGGAATAGTGCCACCAGTAAACGTTAGAGAAATAGATGCTGTCTGAACAGCAAGTAGATCTACAGCACGGTCTACGAACACGTTCTCGGATGGTACCTGAACGTTGAACTGAACCGTTGATGAACTCGCAGTCTGGGCATTGAAACTTACATTCGTTAGAGAAAGAGCACCCTTCTCAACTGCATACTTCGGCTTTTGCTGAATAATGCGAGGGTCGAATACGGAATATTTCGTGACTTCACTTGCCATTTTTGTTATTAAGAAAACAATTTTTTTTAGAAGAAACGACGATTATAGGACGAGCTTTTTCTTGAAAAGCAGACGGAATGACATTGATCCTTGGTTGGGAATTGTTACAGGAACCAATAAATTTGTTAGTCGATTACGCCAATAGAGTGCTAAATCCACATTTTGAATTCCATCTTGAGTGGGGTCGAGAGATGAATATGTTAGAATTTTAGGCTCATAAGTTATGCCACCTCGCCAATCATTTGATTCCAATGCATCAATTGGAACCTCGAGGAGAACCTTCTGAAAAGCTCCACCACTACTCTGACCACCAAGATTTCCAGCACCAAGCACAATAGGATTTGCGGTTGACTCATTGCGAACAGGAATTTGAGTTGTCACAAGCACAAATGATGCTAAAGGTGACCAAATAGTTCCAGTGCTTACATAATCCTGAGGAAGTCTCACAAAGAAAGCATCAGCAAGAGCAGTACCAGTAAAAGGATTCGCAAGCTGGACAATGGAAGATTTAGGTAGACTTCTTAGAGTGTCACCAACAGGTGTTGTTGCTTTTGCTGATCCATCAAGTAAGTTAATAGGCAATCCAGTGTCAAATACAACCTCAGGCAAATAACTACCACCAACTAGACCACCATTCCATAACTGGTTAGGACCATAATAGACTGTAGAAAAGTTTGAAAGTAATAGTTCTAAGCAAGTATTCATTCCAACAAATGAATATTCTCCAGTTTGGTAATTACCTGATGCTGTATATGTTACAGAATAAGGAGCAGGAAGAGCTGTTCCAACAGGAACCATACAAGTCTTTGAATCCTGATTGATTGAGAATAGTCCAGAAGTCTCATCATATTCCAGAAATGGACACTGAGTTCCAACTGCAGTATTTACAGTTTTCCATGCTGTATTTAGTGCTACATTTACAAGGCTTACCCAATGCGTATAACTATAGCAGTAATAATATTCAGATTCTAATTGAACAGATGCTGCAGGAGGAACAGGAATATAAGAAGGTTTATTCTCAGGAATCCAGTTAATATAAGTAGGAGCAGAAAGATGATACGTAGAACCAGTATAAACACCTATTTGAACACTATAAATAGTTGCTGAATTAGAATTCGATTGCATCTGAGGAATGAACAGAGGCAAGTTCTTCTGACAACCATTCAAAATAAAATTCTGAACTGAGAGTTCATAGTTTGAGGCATCAGGCACTAAAGGAATCTGACGTTGGTCCTCGAAGAATACATCAGGATCCTCATGTTGCTGTGTAGTGCTTGTCGAGTTATTGATTACCGTTCCATTATAATAAATGCGATCAGGAGCAGAACGCTTCCCTTCAATGTCAACCTTTGAGAAGTTCATTTACTTCTTCACACTAAATTTTTTATGGATTACTTACCAATCAAATTATACGTAAAAGCACAAACAAAGTCATCAGGCTTTAGTCCTGTTGACTCAATAAGCTTAATATATTCAGGCAAGTGTAAGTTCTTGAAATATAATCTTGTCGTACAATGCCGTCCACAAGTATTCATATTTATTTTGTCTTTCTGAAATGGAAATGCATTAGATTTGACCTCGTAATTGCTTGCGTTTAATAGTTGTGTCAATTTCTTAGTTGACTGACCCAATTCTTTTAGTTGTTCCTTACTCAACCATTTTCCTTCTCCATCAGGCTTATAATTTCCATAAGGATCAAAATATTCTATAATGTTAGTGTCCCTATAATTCAATAAGCATACCCAATGACCTGTATATTGATTCTCTGTCAGGTATAAAAGCATAAGCCTACCCTTGTCATCTAATACATCGTCAATTGTTCTTGCTTTTAATAGTTCAGGGTATGACACAATTCTTAATGTTGGAATCATTTTTTGAATGTCTGTTTCACTCAATGAATATGATTCAACATCAGGCATATTTCCCTTTCTTTGTAACGCTTCTGCCTGTTGAACTGCTCGTTGTAATTCAACAGGTTTTCTTGAGAATGGAACACCATTCAGTATAGTTCTATAACCTTTTTTACCTCCAAGTTTGTATGGCACAATCAAAGGTTCCATTTAATTTAGAGTTCGAAACAAATCTGGAATTGTTTACAAGTATTTCTTACGACGGCCTCCATAAGCACGGCGACGACCAAGACCTGCTCGCTCACCTAATGCAGCAAGGTCAGGGTAAGGTTCTTCAGGAGGACCAGGAATTAGAGGACCTTCTGGAACTCTCCGACCAAGTTCAAGAGGAGGAACTTCACCCTCATGTCCTTCTTCTTCAGGTTTATAAAGTTCAAGTTGACGAGCAATCAAACGAGATTGAAGTTGGGACATTACCTGTTGACGAGCAGATAAGGGTTCATAGATTACACGAGCAATTTCTTTTATTGCTGCATCAATTACTTTCAAAGTTTTCTGAATTGTGGCAAGTTTGAAATATTTCTTATTGTCTAGTTCTCCACCCATCTGAGGAACTGACATTTGAAGATTGGCTTCATTATATGACCGAGCTGTAACAACCATTTTACCAATAGCTTGAGCATAAGTTGTTAGTTGAGAAGGAGAAATAGTTGCTCCTGCTTGAATGAGAGACTGTAGAAGTCTATTTAGAGTGTCATTTAGACCACTTGAGAATGATCCAGTTGTTAGAGAAGTAAATGCTCCTTGAAGTAGAGCATCAATGTCGCCATAAGGATTTAAATCAATCTTAGGAGCATGACCAGGTTTGAGCGTTCCAGAAGCCATTTCCTCATATTCTTGAGCACGCTGCTTTAGACGCTTAGCAAGCCATTCCTGACCTTCCTTTGTAGTGATTACACCTCCACGAAGACCTGCTGATGTTACATATTCCATAGGAGATCCATGGAAAACACCATTAGACATAGATGAACGAGATGCAGGTCGAAAAGGACGCTGAGACCGTTCATTCATTTTACCGTGACCAAGCATACCTTCTTCCTTCTTCTTGTTTACACGAAGACGCTCATAAACCATACGGCGAGCATCATTAGAAAAAAGAGTCTGAGCTTCACTTCCACCACCAGGAAGCAACTCAAAACTATTTTTGAGAGGAGCAGGTTTTAGGGGTTGCATTCCTTTACGATTCATGTGGTATGCTTCATCAGGGAACACCCAAGGTTCATAAGGTGTCGTCTGGTATGTGGGCATTTGTTTATTAATACGGATTAAAATTTATAACTTACGACGTTGTCTCATATATTCTTTTTGGTATTCACG